TATTTCAATAATATTTTTGCTTCGGATTCAGTCATACTAAATCCTCAATCGTTTTATTTGGAATATGTATAATAATCCCGGGCTTTTTCTCAATATTAAAATTCATATCAAGCATGATGCAATCCTTCTGATTGCACCCCTGCCATGTATACCGCCATTTTTTATCCGAATATACGAAACAATGACTATTGACGGCTTTTTCGATCAACTCTTTTACTTGCTTTTTGCTATATGTTTTTTCGTGCATTTATTCCTCACTTATAACAGGAATTATTGAACATCTGCAATTTATATCTTCATCCGCAAGCCCGATATTACCCGGGCACTCTCCCTGCCCTGCCCCCACATAAAAATCCTCATCAACGGGGATTGCATTTTTTTCATTGTACTTTTGTCCCGCTTCAATATGCGTATCACGGGCATCAGGTTGCGCTAACCAAGCCTTTTTCTCAACCTTTGCCTGTTTGTATGCTTCAATTGCGCCCCGATTGCTTGTACCGATAACCTCTGTCCGGGCTATCCGTTCTGCTTTATACCCCTGATCGGTGTATGCCGTAAATGTAGCCTGTATCCGCTTCTTAAGCTCCTGGATACCCTCGCCTGCTTCAACCCCCTGCAAAAGCGTCTTTTTGACGGCTTCCCGGGCATTCCCGATCACTTCTTTTGCCTTCTCAAGCCCGTATTTTTTCAGGAATACCTGCACTCTGGGATTTTGAATATTAAAAACCTCTCCGATTCCCAAATTAACAAGCTCACGGTTCGCATTCGTTTTCATTGACAGTTCATGCACTTTCCTTGATTGTTTGCTGAAATTCTTTATTTCAAAATCTTCATCAAATAAAAAGTTTTCAACATTGAGCCCCTTTTCAATAGATTTTTTCCCTGATAGCCTGTGCAATATCCCCATCTGCAACCCTGTAAAGAATGTACCGATGATTGACATATACCGCCGTTCAATCATGCGGGTTGTGCGATCAAACTGTTTCCAGATCAATTCTTTTTTCTCTTTGTTGTAGGTAATACGTTTTAAGGATTTGCTCTTGCCTTCATCATTCTCATCATCAGGGGCAGGGATTGCCAGAGCCGGAGCAGGCTCGCTGTTTGTCTGTACCATATTCGCAGGTTGCAAGCTGAATGGCAAATACCCTATATCCCCGCCTTCTACATCCTCAAAGCCAAGATTAAGCCGCTGATTGATAACATTGAACGGCACACCCATATTGAAATATATCTGCGCTGTTTTAGCTTTCTGTTCCTCATTCTCTTTCAATACTTCCTCATTCGATACATCAAACTCAAAATACAAATCTTTATCGTATTTCTGTACAATCGTTGTTATTGTTTCATTCAACCTGTGCAGTTTCGGAATAATATTAAAATAGAAAAATACTTTTAACGCAGTTTCATAATTGCTGTAACTCGCCTGATCCAGTATGCCTACCAAAAGCGGCGGGACACCATGTACGGCGCATATATCCTCACGGCTTAATTTTATCCCGTTCACATATTCAAGGTCTTTCATATTGCCGGTAATTGCATTATATTTCAATCCCTGTTCAAGTATCGGGGTTTTATGTGCATTATCAGCACCCTTGTATTTTTGCTCAAATTGTAATTTTACCCTGTCATAGGTTGTTTGATTCAATTTCTGTTCAGTTTCAAGATATGCGTCAATCATAGTGCCGTTCTTGAACATATTAAGATTTGTTTTCTGCGCTTCTTTTATTACGTCAATAGAATATATCGCCGGATTAAAACTGCTCTGTCCGTAAAAATAATTATCAGGTGACATATACCGGAAATGGGTTATTTCCTCGGGCTGAAATATCTTATCATCGCCTGTACCAGTTATAAATTTGTATTCTTTCACCATACCCGCAGATGTGCCTTTGATAACTCGCATTTTTGCTGATAATAGATTTATTAGTGATTTCGGTTTTTTCGGATTGCCCCACAACTCATCATTCAACCAGTAGGCATTGCCGATCAATTCAAGGTTTGCAACTGTCCACTCTATTAAACTGTAAAAGGTTGAATTCGGGTCTTTATAATTAGGTTTTTCAAGCAAAGTTTCAATGGCATCGTTTGATACAACGTCTTTCTCAAACTTCCCTTTTTTAAGTTTCCATTTGAATAGCCGCCACGGCAACCCCGCTATTGTATTCGCTATAATATAGACGCAGGCATAAATCCATACTTCATTACGGTATGATGTAATGTTTTTAGAGAAATTCTCCGGCGTATTCTCGCCGTATGAAGGATAATACCGCATCCCGATTGCTTCGACTATCTCTGCAAGGCGGGAAGCTTTCTCATATCCGAATCGTTTTAATACTTTGTCAATTAGTTTCATACAAACCTTATCTCCAGATCGCCTTCACTGGCTAATTCAGTGAGTGCCCAAACACAAGCGTCAAGCCTATTCGGGCTCTTTGTCAAATCCTCAAACCTTGTTGTGCAAAGTTCATCCTCTAATTCGGGAAACTCCTCAACATGATACACCAGCCCTTTTTCGTATAATGCTGATATAGGCTCTGCCCGGACAGCTTTACCCCGGGTTGCTGTCACCAGTTTTACATTTATCTGCTGTCTGCCAAATTGTGTAATTGTTGATTCAACCATTTCACCGCCGTAGTTTTTTTCTGCGGCTACTGCGTCAGCTTTCTTATGGTTATATGCCACAATAACTTCATCGCTCCATTCTTTTGGCGTACCATGCAGGGTATAATCACCAAGTATGTAATATTTGCCCTCAGCACATTTCCCAGCCGCTATAATACCGATCTCATCCCCTGTCTTTGAGCCGGACGGGTCAACCCCTACAACAACCCGCTGTAATGTATCAGGAGCAGGCCGGTATTTGAACCATCCCCGCTTCCACAGTGCGCCCTCCTCATCACCGTATTCACCATGCAAAAACCGTAGTTTACGCCTGCCGGATAATCCTTCAAGCTGGCTGATATAATCTTTCGATATGTTTTCTATATTATCCTGCGGATTGATCTTGATATGCCCGTAATCGTTTTTAGGAACACTGCGGCCATCAGGGAATACACGCTCATGGAATATTTTATATCCCCAGTGTTTTTTTGAAGGCGGGTTGTAATCTATCAAGAAACGCCCAGGTACACCAGCAGGCGGATTTAACCGTGTCTTAATGATCTCTACCGAATCATAAGCTATCTGGCTTGCTTCATTCAGAAATATTGTTGCGTACTCATTGCCGAGTATCTTTTCAACACGGTCTTTATCATCAAGCCCCGATATGATTATTCTTGACTTGTTCGGGAATTCAACGAAATAATCAGAATGATTGTATTTTACGTTTTTGTCTATCCCGATAAAGCGGAGTACATCAGGAAGCGTCTTTTGCCATAATGAGGTTTTCGCATGATTGAACCGTAACCGCGCCGCAAGATGCCATGAGTTTGGATACTGTAATGCCCGGGCACACTTCACTTTCATAATAATAACTGTTTTACCGGAACGTGACCCACCTTCAAGCAAAGAAGTAGTATTTTGTTTGATAAGTTCTAATGCTTCATTTTGTTTATCTGTCTCTTTAAATGCCTTCATATCGCTTATCAAAAGAAACATTAATACTGCCGCTATGCTGAACCTTATCAGTGATCCGGCCTTTGAGCTTATTGTATTCAGCAATTGCCGCACGTTTTGATCTGAAATCAGCCTTCTGCTGAATAAGAAAAAGTAACTGTTTGTCAACGTACTGATCATTTAAACCACCCTCAATAAGAAGTTCATCAATTCGCTTGTTAATATAATCCAAATGAAGCAACCGGAAAGCACCTGTTTTTGCTGATTCATACGCTCCGGGCTTGCTGGTGTTAACATCATAGGCTTCAATATAAGACTGAACCCCGTTCCCGAAGAATTCTGATGCGCTGGTGAACAATTCACAGAAACGTTCTTGGCGCAAAGATAATTCATAATTTTTTTTTTATTCTCTTTCTTCTTTGACATCACCAATAACCTTCACATAGAATTCAAGTTTCTTATTTCGCATAGTAGCGAGCTTGTATGCCGCAATTTCTTCTTTTTTTGGGATATGAATAATAGCGATTGCACCGTCATCGAAACGGTCAAATATGATAGGGTTACGATCTTGAGAGAGGTTGCCTTTGAATTTTACGTCTTTAATTAAATTTCCCATTTTCACCAATAAAAAAAGGGGCTTGCCGATAGATAGTTTTTCCATTGTATCTACCAACAAGCCCCCGTATATAACAGACAGAGCTTTACTTATTAAATTTTCAAATTATTCTATTATAATTATAAATCTATTTCTATTAATTGTCAAGCCTCTTTTAATATTTCCGTATAATATGCTTGTTTATCGAATCCCCTGTTAATACGCCCGCCCGATATAATCCATTCTTTTTTTTTGTTATTAGGATTAACTCGCACTCGAAGATTAAGCTCACCTTCACCATAATGCCAAATCTCCTGCGCTCTTTTAAGTAATTCTTTTTCCCAGTCTTTCATTTATTTATTTTATATACTTTTTTAATTTTTCCATTTCTGATTTATACTGACTAATATATTCTTCATTAAACTCAATCTCTCCGTTTAACATCATTTCAACTTTTTTTAGCATTAATTCACATTTTCTTTTTAATCTTGATTTTCTTCTACGCATATTTATAACCTCCTTGTTGTTTTTACGATGTTTATTGCAATATTCTTTCATT